ATATCGCACAGATCGTCCACACTCACTACAAATTCAAAGCCTTGCTTAGTTCGGCTAGATTTAAGAGATGTGTGCGCTTGTTTGAGAAATTCCACATGTGACAAGTTCCTGCGCTTATTGTTCTGCGCAGTCCTGCATGCCTTGCATGTATAGCTTTTATAGCCTTTGTTGGAATAAAACTTGTCCAGCGGCTTGCTCTTTTCGCAAACCTTGCACTTTCGCAATTCACTCAAGAAAAACTCGTTTTTTTCTTGTTTCAGGTGTTACCTTTAAGGTAACATTTTTTTAGGTAGGTTCAACCCTGGTGTTTTCTATGCGCGGATATAGGTACGACAGCGTACAAGGTCGCCGCAACGCAGCGAAGGCTGTGGATGCAATCCTACAGCGCGACAAATCCGAGAAGGAAGCACCCAAGAAACCCAGTACAAAGAAGAAGAATGGCTGAAGTCTATACAGAAGAGCTCGAAATCAATGAAGGGCTTTCAGATGATGAAGTCCAAGGGATTCTTGCGGGTCAGCTCAATGACGCTATTGATTTTATTGATTCTGTTGTAAGTCCGGTAAGGGCTGAAGCTGAGCGGTATTATCTTGGCGATGAGTTTGGGAATGAAGAGGAAGGTCGTTCTCAAGTCATATCGCTCGATGTGCGCGACACCATCCAAGCGATCATGCCCTCTCTTATGCGGGTTTTCTTTAGCGGTGAGCACACCGTCGAATTTGCCCCACAAGGCCCAGAGGACATAGAGGTTGCCAAACAGGCAACCGATTATGTCAATTACATCGTTAACCGTGACAACCACGGGTACCAAGTTCTCTACGATGCGTTTTTAGACTCGCTGATGAAGAAGGCGGGCTTCGTTAAGTTTTATTGGGATGACAGTCAGGAAGTCGTTAGTTATGACTTCGATGGGTATGGCGACAAAGAGATCGCGGTACTTAACTCTGATCCTACTGTAGAGATCAACCGCATCGAGTCAGAGCAAGAGGTTGCTGAAGACGGTACGGTTTTGTCGAGCGGTTACAGCGGCTCTTATTCTCGTGTTTCTGATAAGGGTCAGATCAAGATTGAATCTGTACCTCCTGAAGAGTTCCTAATCAGCCGTAATGCACGGGATGTGCATACGGCTGATCTTGTTGCGCACCGTCGTTACATCACTTTGAGTGAGTTGGTAGAGATGGGTTACGACTACGATATGGTCGCCAAGTACGCTACGCATGACGACGACTTTCAATTTAACCCAGAAGCGGATGTTCGCAACCCTACCCTGACGAACTACAGCGATAACACTGACCCTACTATGCGTCGGGCTTTGTATATCGAGAGTTATGTGCGTTTGGACGCAGATGGCGATAACCGCGCAGAGTTACGTAAGGTTTGCACGATTGGTGAGTCGTTTGAGGTCATTAACAACACACCGACTGACCATGTTCCGTTTGCTGTATTCCACTGTCACAAAGAGCCGCATACGTTCTTTGGTATGAGCGTTGCCGACGTAACTTCTGATTTACAGAAAGTTAAGTCGATGGTTTTGCGAGCAAGCTTGGATTCTTTAGCTCTGTCTACGCATCCACGAGTGGCGTTTGTTGAGGGGCAAGCGAATATCGACGATCTCCTAAACACAGAGGTCGGCGGCATTATTCGTATGAGGGCTCCAGGCGCTGTTACTCCGTTCAACGTGCCTTTTGTCGGCAAAGAAGCCTACAGCATGTTGGAGTACATGGATTTAGTGCGTGAAAACCGTACAGGCATTTCTCGCGCTAGTGATGGCCTTGATCCTTCTGCTTTGCAGAGCTCTACGAATCTGGCCGTAGCGCAAACCATATCGGCCTCGCAGCAACGCACAGAAATGATTGCGCGTGGTTTTGCCGAGACAGGCATGAAAGATCTGTTCATGGGCATCTACCGCTTGGTCGTTAAGCACCAAGACAAGCAGCGGATGGTGCGTTTACGCAATGATTTTGTACCTATTGACCCTCGTTCATGGACGACATCTATGGATGTCGTCTCAAACGTTGCTTTAGGTGGCTCTAATGATGCTCAGCGTATGGGCATGTTGCAGCAGATTGCAGCTAAGCAAGAGCAGATCTTGCAGCAGCTCGGCCCCCAGAATCCTTTGGTTACTGTGCAGCAGTATTACCAAACCCTGACCCAGATCATTGAGCTTGCGGGCTTCAAAGATCCCAGTCGTTTCTTTTCTGACCCAGCGATGTTCCAAGGCGTTCCGCAACAGGAGCAAAAGCCAGACGTTAACGAAATGCTTGCCGAAGTACAGATGCAGAGCATCCAAGCTGACATACAGAAGAAAGCGGCTGAGCTGGAGCTCAGACGCGAAGAAATGATGCGTAACGATGACCGATTACGCGACAAGGATGATTCCGAGACTCTGCTGAAGATTGCAGAGCTAGAGGCTCGGTACGGCACTCAGATTGATGTTGCTCAGATCAGAGCGCAAACGGACAAGGATCGTGAGCTTTTGAGGTCTGTTCAAAATGGATGACCAGTATGCAGCGACACGAGTGCAAGAGTTTTTAAGAGATCCAACGATGGATTACATCATCGACACGTTGGAACGACAGCTTTTTGAAGAATGGTCTTTAGCAAAAGAGCACAAGAATCGTGAGGAAATTTTCTCCGAGCTCTTAGGCATGAAGCGGTTTTTCAGGAGATTGCGCGCCATTGCGGATAACGCGCAACTAGATAACTACAAAAGTAGGAAGGACGGATGAGTGAAGCGTTGAACATCCCTGAAGGGGGGCTCGACCTTAACAGCGCAGCTGCGCTTATGTTGGATCGTGCTGATGGTAATCGTGAAAACGAAGCTACCGAAGAAGAGCCAAGAAACGAGTCCGAGGCATTAGCCGAGGGCGAGGTATTTGAAGATGAATCTGCGGAGACAGAGATCGACGATGCCGAATTGCTGGATGAAGAAGAAAGCTACGAAGAGGACGATGAGGTCGAACGAATTTCGCTGAAAGTTGATGGCGAAGAAGTCGAAGTAGATCTGGACGAGCTCAAGAAAGGCTACTCGCGCCAAGCAAGCTATACCAAAAAGTCGCAAGAACTAGCCTCGCAGAGGAAAGAGTTTGAAGCGCACCAACAAGCAATCTTACAAGAGCGTGCTACCTACGCCGATTTGCTTGGGAAGTTACAAAATCACTTGCTCATTGAAGAGCAAGGTGTGGAGCCAAACTGGGATGCTCTGTTTGAAGAGAATCCAGTTCAGGCAAGCAAGCAGAAGTATCTGTACGAGAAACAAAGCAAGGCGAGAAAAGACCAGCTTGGTCGAATCGCCTCTGAGCAAAACCGATTGTCGCAAGAGCTACAAGCGGAGCAAACGAGGGTTTTGCAAGCGTTGATCGTTGAAGAGAAAGGCAAAGTCAGGGATCTCATACCTGAGTGGTCTGATGATAAGTCTTTTGAGAGAGGTTCTTCTGAGCTGCGTGAGTGGCTTATCGATTTTGGATTAGAGGAAGCTGAGATCAACTCGTTGGTCAAGGCTAAGCATGTAGAGCTCGCTGAAATGGCGCGTAGATATGCGACGGGTAAGGCTCGAACAAAAGCCCAGCCTAAGCAGAAGCGCACCGTTAAAGCAGGATCTGCAGGCCGCTCTACTCGTAAACGTTCCCAAACAAAGATCGCACAAGCACAAGGACAGAGATTGCAAAAAACAGGCCGCCTCCAAGATGCGGTCGAACTAGCAAAGCTTCTTGATCTTTAGGGAATTTAACTATGAGTATCGTATCAAACACGTTTACCCGTTATAGCGCGGTAGGCATCCGAGAGGAATTAGCCGATGTGGTTTTCAACATATCGCCCCAAGAAACTCCTCTTGTTTCTAACATTGGTAGTGACAGCGTATCTAACACTTTTTATGAGTGGAGCCAAGATGAGCTTGCGGCAGCGGCTGCAAATGCTCAGATAGATGGTGATGACCTAGCGTCATTTACTGCTGTGACCCCGACAGTACGAATCGGGAATTACACCCAGATCATGCGTAAGGATTTCATCATCGCATCGAACATGGAAGTAATTGATTCGGCTGGCAACGCAAACCGCCGAGCCTACTTACTCGTTAAGGCAGGCAACGAGCTGAAGCGAGATATTGAATTTAATATCTGTGGTGTAAACCAAGCAGCTGCAGCTGGTTCAACCAGCGCAGCGCGTAAGGGTGCATCTCTTTCCGCTTACATCAAAACAAACACCAGCAAAGGTACTGGCGGTGCTGATCCGACCACTTCTGGCGGCGTCGTAAACGCAGCTCGTACCGATGGCACTCAGCGTGCATTCACTGAAGCAATGTTAAAGACAGTGTTGCAGTCCGTTTATACGGAAGGTGGCAGCCCTGACATGTTGATGGTTGGCCCATACAACAAGACTGTCGTTTCAGGTTTCGCTGGTATCGCAGCACAACGCTACATGGCTCCTTCAGATGGCCCTACCACTATTGTTGGGGCGGCTGATGTGTACATGAGCGACTTCGGAACAGTGAACATTGTTCCTAACCGCTTCCAGCGTGAGCGCGATGCGTATGTTGTAGATCCTGATCTGTTGTCACTTGCTGTTCTGCGAAACATCCAGAACGTTGAGTTGGCTAAGACTGGTGACGCGCATAAAGAAATGGTCATTTTTGAAGGTTCGCTGCGATGCGACCAAGAAAAGGGCTTAGGCATTATCGCTGACCTTTCAGCTTCCTAATCTAACGGGATCGGCATGACAGAGTTTAAGAAACAGCTTTCTTATGACCCTTTAACTAAGACTGAGACGATATACGGTTTTGAAGAGTCTACGAGTGGTCGCAGGTCGGATGACAAGGTAGTCATCCAGACCAAGACCGACGTAACGGACATTGTTAAAGCCAATAAACGACAGTTTAACGAGGTTGATAAACATCACTCGTGGGGTCAGGGGCTGGGAACTAAGGTCGCGTCGATCCCGCTTAGTTTGCTTCACGAGTTGAGGCAAAAAGGGATTGTGCAGGATCAAAAGAAATTTAAGAAATGGCTTAACGATCCTGAAAACCGAGCATTTCGTACAAGGGGTGGAAAGGTTTAGTGGCAATTACGAATTACAGTGAGTTGAAGTCTTCTATTGCTGATTGGTTGAATCGAGACGATTTAACTTCAGTAATACCTGACTTTATTGCTCTCGCTGAAGCGCAGTTCAATAGATCGATTAGACATCGTTCTATGGTTACGCGCAGCACTGCGAGCATAGACTCACGGTTTTCCGCCACGCCTGGTGATTGGATGCAGACCGTTCAGTTAATACTGGATACTGACCCAATCCAACCCCTTGACTACGTAACGATTGAAACAATCAACGAGAAGCGAGCAGCATCCAGTGCTGTCTCGCGCCCTCGTTACTTTGCCCATGTGGGCACAGAGATAGAAGTATACCCGTCACCGGACACTACCTATACGGCAGAGCTGATCTACTACGCTAAGTTAGCTGCTTTATCAGATAGCAATACAAGTAACTGGTTACTTTCTCTTTCCCCTGACATCTATCTGTATGGGTCACTGATCCAAGCAACGCCTTACTTACGTGATGACGAGCGCCTGCCAACGATTGCAAGTCTTTATAACCGCATGGTTGAAGACATGAACATTAGTAATCAAAGGACTAGAGGCCAGACATCTTCAAAAATGAAGATTCCTGCCTTTGGTTAATCTAACAGGACAATTTAGATGGCAGGTTTTAGTGACTATCTTGAGAACAAGTTGCTCGCGCACACGTTCTCTAATACGGCGTATACAAGCCCTTCTACCGTTTATTTAGCTCTCTACACGACTGCCCCAACAGACGCGGGCGGCGGTACCGAGCTCAGCGGCAGCGCATACGCACGGCAAAGCTGTGCATTCACAACGACTGGCGCACAAGCAACAAATAGCTCAGCAGTAGAGTGGCCCACGGCCACAGGCTCGTGGGGCACGATTGTAGCTGTTGGCGTGTTCGACTCATCTTCAGGTTCCACCAACCTGTTAGCGTGGAACAATCTTAGCGCAAGCAAGACCATCAGCACGGGCGATGTCTTCCGCATAAATGCGGGCGATCTGGACATTGACCTAGACTAGATGAGCCAAGGTTACGGCAATGGCAGTTACAACTCTGGCAAGTGGAACGTATGGAGCTATAAAGATGGCGCTTCAACGATCACTGCCACGGGTGCGCTCGCTTGCGCTGGCACTCGCGTTCAGAACGCGGCAGCTGCCATCACGGCTTCTGCGAGCGTTAGTGCTGCTGCTAATCGCGTTGTTTTTGCTACTAGCACAATTACAGCAGCTTCTACCTTGGCGGCAACAGCGGCTAGGGTACAGAGCGCATCTGCATCAATCACAGCAGCGAGCAGCGTCTCAGCGTCAGCCGTCACGGTTGTGGATGCGAGTGCTGCGATTACTGCGTCGTCTGCTGTCACCGCTGCGGGACATCGCCTCGCAGCTGGCGCATCAACAATCACAGCCTCGTCGTCTGTTAGCGCAGCTGGCGAGCGAGTCGCAGTGGCAGGCACAACGATCTCTGGATCGTCTAGCACGTCTGCATCAGCGGCTCGTATCGCTGAAGCGGCGAGCGCGATCAGTGCTGCAGGCAGCGTCAGCGCAGTTGGCGAGCGTGTCGCGGATGCTGCCGCAAGCATTGCGGCAAGCAGCAGCGTCGCTGCATCTGCGCAAATTATCGTCGCGGCATCTGCAACGATCACAGCAACATCAACCGTCACGATCATCGGCGGCGAGTATCACTTTGGCGCTGCGACAATCGCGGCGACTTCTAGCGTCAGCGTATCAGGCCGTGAGAAATGGGAGCCTGAGAGCAACGCATCAACGACCTACACCCAGCAGCCAGCGGCCAGCACTAGCTATACGCCTGCGTCAGCTGCATCTACTTCATTCACTGCGGCAAGCAGTGCAAGCACTGATTTCACCGAGCAACCAGCTGCATCGACTAACTGGCAAGAGGCGGCATAGGAATTAACAATGGCAGACTTATTCGACGCGAGACTCAAAATGCGGCTCCAGGAGAGCGGCGGCAACTCAGGCCAATGGGGCACGCTACTTAACCAGACCGTTACCAACATTGCATCGGTATTCGGATTCGGCACGCATCAGCTTACTTCGGATGCAAACGCCACCCTCACGCTTTCAGACGATGGCGCGTCCATAGACGCGCTGAAGTCTAGTTATCTCAAGATCACCAGCAGCGTATCGCTGACTGCGACACGCACGCTCACGTTTGCACCCAACACCTTTAATCAGGTGAAGTACATAGAGAATGCCACGACAGGCTCACAGTCGCTGGTCATCAAGCAGGGATCAGGGGCTACGGTAACTGTGGCGTCTGGGAAGACAGCGGTTCTTTATTTCACTGGGTCGGGATCTGGCGCGGCTGTGGTTGACGCATTGGCAGGTGTTGATCCTGGCGTTACCGATACGCTCGCAGAAGTGCTGGCTGCGGGTAACGCAACGGGCGGGACTGACATTGCGGTAGGCACTGGTGATGACGTTACGTTTGCGGACTCAAGTAAGGCCATCTTTGGCGCTGGCTCTGACTTGCAGATTTATCACGACGGGTCTAATAACGTAATCAACCAACAAAACAACCACAGTCTCAGAATCGCCTTTGCTGGAGGCAATCAGTGGGAATTTCATCAAAGCGGCCTTTTCAAAGGCAATGAT